CACCTTGGACGTAGCAAATATAGGTTATTTGCGTCCTCTTTTGCTATCGCCGAACACTACGGCGTTAATGATGCGCTTAAGAATGTCAATGACCTTGTCATCTTTCTCAGTTGCGGTCAGTGCAGTTATTGTACCTGCAGCAGTCAAAATGGCCAGTGCAATCTCGGCCCAGTAGAGTGATAGAATCTCTTTCATGTTATTGTGCTTCTTCGACCTTCCAATATGGTTGATCGTGATGTGAGTTGTGCAAGGTAACAAACCAACCGCCAAGGCGTGGCGTGTTAAAGCCTTTCTCGGTCGCCCAACCTGCAAAGCGGTCGCCGAGCATCTTGTAGCTGCCGAGCTGCAAATGGTGAACGCTGTCTTGGTACAGCTTACCAAAGCGGCTGATGCGGTCTGACGTCACAGGCAGGTGCCACTTCTGATGTGTGTGCCCGCGCACAATCAAGCTGGCGTCTTTAAACTGCATTTGGTCAATGTCAACACGCAACACACCCTTGGATCGTGGAGCGTTGCCCCCCATGCCGTGGTGATAGTGCACGAATGTCGAGCTGCGGCGCTTGCCTTTTGTGTACATCTGCATCCACAGCCAGCCGCTGTAGCCTGCCACCGTAATGTTGCCGCCATTCTTGTTTACGATGTACGCCACGCGGTCGAGCGGGCTAGTGTGCATACGCTTCTCAATGTTGGTCTCGTGGTTGCCACGGCAAAAAAACTTTATAATGTCCTTGTACTTAGTTAGGAACTCGGCGCTGTCTTCGATGACGTCGTCGAGGTACGTGATGCTTTTGTACTCGGGTCGGATGTCGCTGTAGCTGGAACGCGGATCGTACTTGCCACCCATCAGGTCGAACCAGTCGCCAAAGATGAACACGGGCGTGTTCGTGCGCTTGGCTTCGTCGAGGTGCCTGCGCAGCATCACGCGGTCGCACTTCACGCTATCATAGTGGACGTCAGAAATAAACAGCATACGCTGCGGTTGCTTGTCCAGCTTGACGGCGTGGACGGTGCGGCTGATTTGTTCAATCTTCATGTGTATAACCAAACCACGTCAGCGTCCTTGCTGGGGTCGTCGTCAACGTGTATGAATGTGCTTGCAATGCCGATGCGGTTAAATCCTGCATCGATGAGGCCGCCTAAGATGTAGGCGCGGCTGCGTGAATCTACGCAATGTATGTCTGCCGCCAAGCCTTTGAGGTGTGCGCTGTCTTTCTTGCCGCCCACCTTGCGGTTGTGATCGGGTGAGCGATAGCCTGAATTTATGTGGAACGGAATACCAGCAAGGTGTCGCGCCTTGTCCAGCATCTCCAAAAACACCTCGTCCATCATTTGTTCGCCGCTGCCGATTGCGTCGGGGCTGTCGAACTCATGATAGTTGAAGTATCTCATAATAGGGCTATAGAGATGGCTGCAATTAGTATGATAACGTCGGCTATATCACCACGGCCATATTGCTTGGCCTTGTAAATGATGTTAGCCACCACGGTTGCTAAGATAACGTAAATCATTTTTCTTTCTTTTGGATGATATACCAGTCCCCATCGTGGCACAACAAACTCAACCCATCATAGCTGCGGTCGAAGTCATAAGACGCCGCGCCGTCAATGGTTTCGCTTACGTCGTTCGGTCGTATTTGCACAATCTTGTTCGCTGCAATGGTGCTGTTGCTTTTAAAGCGTATAATGCGGCCTTCGTTGCCTGTCGTCGTCGGCAGGTTTATAATGCTTGTACCGTTGCCGCCTGTCCATTTGTTAAAAATTATGGCGTCGGTTGACGTGATGGTGTACGATCTTGTTGCTTGGTGAGTGACTGACGTGATAGGCTGCTGCAGGAACCGCTGAAATATGTTTGGTGGTATGTCGCCTTCTGACGGCGTGAATGTATTGCGCAAATCGTACACGGGTTCACTATTGTCGATGGGCGGGCGGTCATCAAATACTGCAGGCTTTGGCGTGGTCACGTCTGTGTCGTCGCTGCTGATGTGAAAGGCTTCGTACTCTGTCTGCACAGCACGCGCCATGAACGTAGTTTCAAACGGCAAAAAGTTGCGCGTTGAAAACAGCAGCGCGTGGTAGGGGCTGACGAACGCCTTGTAAAAGCTTCCGCGCTTTACTCGTGTGCTAAAGTTTTGCCCTGATATTACTTCCTTAACACCCAGCTGGTGAATGCTCAAGGTCGCCGAGCTGTTTGCAAAGCTGGCAAAGCTGTCGATTGGTTGTGCTGGTGAGCTGTTGTTTTCGTAAATGTTACGGTAATCTTCAAACGCACTTGATCCAATCACGACCTCGTCCTGCGTTAACGTTTCTTGGTTGTTTGCCGTCGTCACGGCCTCATACACTACGCGGTCGCCGTTCGTTGCATTGCCATTGACGACGTGCATACCAAAGTCAGACAGCTTGCCATATGCGTCTGTGCCTGTTACGTCCGTGATTAGCGTGCCATCGTGGTCATAACCTTCTACGTCGACGGTAACTGTTAATCCTGTTTGCGCGCTTGTTATGGCATCCAAATCAATCAGCACGGGTTGATTGTATTGGGCAATGCTTGCAAAGCCTTGCGGTGTAAACGTCATATTGTAGAAAAGGCCGTTGTTCCTGTTCAAATATGCTGGTGTCGGCGTCACGGCAAAGTAGAAATGGCCTGCACTTGCTGACCATGCTGGAGCGCTAAAGGTCATTGTGTCCATCGTATATGTATCGCCCGCATATCCTACATTCATCGTGCTTGCTCCAAATGTGACCGCGTTGTTGTAGTACAAGCTGCCAACCTTGATTTGCATCTTGAGCAAGATGCGTGCAGGAATGTCTTGGCCCGTGCTTGTGCCATCACCGTCATAAGCATGTGTGTATCTGAAGCGCAAGCGAAACTCCGTACCGTTATCATACAGCAGGTTGTTGTCGGTGATGTCTGTACCCAGTTCCGTCTGCTGTGATGTAGCGTTTAAGAACTGCGTTTCAGGACCGACCACAGGCAGGTTCGCATCGGTGCGCCAAGTACGCAGCACTTTATTCAGCGGTGGCAAGAAGGTCTGCACACCGCCGCGCATGCGCTCCATATCGGTGTCAACTGTAAGCTGTGTATCTGTTGCTGTAGCCGATCCGCTGATTGTACCCGATTTAGTTACCGTGTACAAGTCCACCGTCGTGTTGTTGATCATAGCACCAACAGGCACGAAGTAAAAGCATCCCTCGTGCAGGAACACGCGAGCGTTAAACGTGATGGCAAAGTTTTTCAGCACGGTAAAACAGTCCATGCCCTGCGCGTTGCCTGCGTCGTCAAGGTTGTAAAATGCTGCGTGCCCAACCTGTAGTTCAATCAAGGCGTTTGCGCTTGAAAACGTCGTTGGCTTAAAGTCGTTGGCGTATTTCAAAAACACATCGCCGCTGGCAAATACGTGCAGCGCTCGCGTCTTGTTCAGCAAGTTGGTAAGGTGTGCCGCTATGGTTTCCTGCCCTGTGTAGAACGTGCCGCTGTTATCGTATATGATGTTTTTAAGGTTGCCCAAGTCGTCCACCGCCGTCATGGTGTTCTGTATCGGGTAAGCCTCATCTTGCAGCTCGACCTGCTCGTGCAGCAGCACGCCAGTCCAAAACAAAGTGTTGGTGTCGTCAGGGTCTTTGAATATGCTGACCGTGAAGTCGGCGTCCTCGCTTGTGGCTAAGGCTGTGAGGAATGTGGTGTGCGCTGCTACGTTCTCGACCAATGTAAACGTCACCTCGCTGCCTATAATCGGCTGCATGCGGTCCTCGTTGTTGCCGCTGTAGCGTAACGTGAAACCGTCAGCGCCAAGGTTGAACTCGGTCGAGCTGCCAACAAACCCAGCTTGGTGTATGTTGAGCTTGTACGCTGTGCCAAGGTCGTCTTTGAACTCGGCGTGTAATCGGATCGGGTCAGCCATTAGAAACCTCTTACTCTGTTACGGTCAATTGCGTTGCGCTCGCTAGTCAGCAAGATGTCGCGGCCTGAAATCTTACCAGTGACTTGCACCTGCGTGCCGCCCATCATGTCCTGCAGGCGGTCAAGCGGTGCCACCACCTCGGGGTTAATGCTGCTGGTGCCTGAGCCTTCGCCGACCATTGCAAGCGATGCGCCTGTAAACAGTCCTCCGTTTGCCATCATTGGTAAGCCAAGGCCGCCACCTAAAAACATCTTTAAACCGCCTTTTACAGCGCCAGCCTGTGGGAATAATACTGAAAGAATCAGGAACTGTGCCACAAGTGACGCGAGCTGCATGGCCAATTTCTTAATCATCTCCAGCATCACCTGCTCGAACGTAGCCGTGCCGCTTGCAATTTGTTGGAAGGCACTATCAACAAAACCTGCGACGCTTTGCGCCATGGCGTTGATGCGGTTCTGTACTGCTGTGCTGGCCGCAATCACCGCGTCAATGTCCTCATCTTCCACGATGTCTTCAGGCATGTCGATGTCGACAATGTTGAGCGCAGCAGGCACAGTCACTGCTGGTTCACCTGCGCCACCTCCTACACCTGCAACACCTCCTGCAGTTGGTAGCAAGTTCATCACATTTCCAATCTTCTTGATTGATTCCGCCACGCCCTCCTTGCTCAACAGCTCAATGGGTTCGCGTTGTAGTTCATCCTCAATGCTTGTGCGTATGTTCTCTGCCGCCTTTCTGCCAAACTCTGCAGTACGTTCTGCTGCATCGCTAAACGCTGTACGGACCAACTCAGGAATCGCAGCAAAGTCACCCGTAAATACGGCCTTGATAATTGCGCCAAGGTCTTTAAAGCTCTCGATTACGTTGTTGACAGCAAACGCAAAGAAGTCAAACACCGTCAGCACGGTGCCTTTAATTGCACCAATGATGCCGCGCACAAGGCTTGACTCATTGAAAAGGGTGATGAAGAAGTTGATCACCTTTGTCAATGGTCCTGCAATCTCGTCGGCGAAGGTTACGATGGCAATGCCCAGCGCTACGATGGCGCCAACAATGAGGCCGATAGGTGACAGCAGCATCATAAAGCCTTGAATCAATGACGGCAGTATCACAAGCAGCGGCCCCAATGCAGCGGCAATACCTGAGCCAATGACCAAAAACCGCTTGGCCTGTGGGCTGAGGTTCTGAAATGCTGCCAACATCTTCTTGAGGCCGTCAATGACTGGCGGCATAAAGTCCATTATGACCTTGCCAAACTCCTCTTGTAAGTCACCAAATGCATTAGCCAGTTGCTTCAGGCCACCCGTGCCTGCCTTGGCTGCAGCTTCAGCACTACCTCCGTACTGCTTCTCCAGCTCCTCCAGTATGATGCTCTGCGCTTGCGCCATATCGCCGCTCTCTGCCAGCGCCTTGATGACCTCCTTTTGGTCCGCGCTGAACTGGATACCCGCGCGGCTCATTGCGCTAAGGTTTGCGACTGGATCATTGAGCGCCTTACCCAACATAATGCTGGCGCTCTTGAGGTCGCCGTCCAATCGTGTGGCAAGGTTCAGAGCCGCCTCTTGGCTCTTAGCAAACTGGTCGCCCGTGATGTTGGTGAACGTCAGCAGCTGTGCCGTCGCGTCCTTCAGAATCTCCTCGTCACCGAATAGCGTCTTACTCTGCAGGTCGCTCGCCATCTTCTGCAGCTGCTTCGAAGTAAAGCCTACGCTGGCGCCTGTCGATTTCAGGCCTGCCTCGACTTGTGCTATGGCTTTGGCCTGCTGGTCAAATGCTTTGACGGCTGTAAACCCAAGCGCCGCGATAGGTGCCGTCAGGCCCATCGTCATATTCTTGCCAAGCTGCTTTGTGTTTTTTCCAAACGTGCGCATCTTGCGCATGGACTTGCCAAGCGCCTTGTCAAAGTCGCGCGTCGTTGCGCCTATCGTTACTATAAGATCGTTCAGCTTTGCCATTTGTCGCGCTCTTCAATTACTTTTCTTAACTCTTCCTTGGTCAGTTTCTTCGCGTTCTGCTTTGGTCGCTCCCAAGGGAATTGCATCATATCCTTTGGTCGCAATTTACGGCCTTTCCGTAGATGGGGCTGCATGTAGATTGTAGCCAGCCACCGCGTGCGCTCCCACTCAAAGCGCTCCTGCATCTCTGCCGTCTCGCGGTTGGCCTCCAGCGCCAAGCTCAACTCGCCGAAGGTCATCTCCCAAAACGCAGAAGGGGACAGGTGCAGCACACCCATCCCCATCCGAATCACGTCTTGCCATCCTACTGGCTTATCGTTACCGTCTACGCTTTTTTTTGGTCGCTGTATTCACCAAGCACGTCAAAGCATTGTGTGACGTGCGCAAGCGTAATGTGCTCCTCGAACTCCTGCAGCTCCATGTCGAAGTCAACACCTTCGAAGTTGCAACCGCACTCCACGCCCACAAAGCATAAGAAAGCGCAAGCGTCGGCTGAGAGCTTTGAAGGATCTGACAAGCTGAACACGTTGACCTTTGCCTTGCGTTCGAACTTCTTCAGCGCCTTCATCGAGTAGCGCACGGGGTACTCGTTGCCGTTGATTTCAATCATTAAGCAACAGTGTCAGTGATAGGTCCAGTCAACTCAAAGGTGCAGCTGTAAGTAGCTGTATCCTCTGTGCCGCCTGATTGCTCAAGGCTTGTAATGATGCCGCCGCATGTGAAGGACAAGTCACCAGTTGACTCGTTTGCCTTCTGAAACTTCAGCGTCAAAACTGTGCGAGCTTCCCACGCAGTCCACAAATCTGCGAGGTCCTTGTTTGAGTCCGCATCTGCGTAGTCAATCAAACCGCTGCAGCTGATTGAACCTGACTTCAAACCGCCGAGCAGCTCACGGTATCCGTCGCTGTCCTTGGTTGTGATGTCGATTGTCTCCGTGTTAAGAGACAGCGAGCAGTCGGTGGCTGCTGCGATCAGCGTGGTGTCAATGTACACGCCTAATTCCGTTCCGTTAAAAATGGCCATTTTATTCTGATTCTATAGATTCGTCGTCGGTCTTTTTCTTTGGCGCGTCAAGGTAGCCTTTTGCTTTCAGCTCTGCAGCAAACTCAGACGTCACGCTTGGCGTGGCGCCTTTCTTAAAGTTGTTCCCGCGCAGCTTGCACGCCTTCATGATTGTAACCTTCATGGCTGCAATTTACGGCAAAATCATTGACTGTGTCAAATGCCTTTCTTGGCCAGCAGAATCTTCAATTCATTAACAGCATCCAGCAGCGTATCCAGCTTCTTGGCCATGTCGTTCTCGCGCTTCTCGAGGTTAATGATGCGCGACTTTAGCACGGTGACTTCTTGATTAATCTTTGTCC